AATATGTAACCTTTGATGACAGATCCTTTGAGGAAAAAACATGACAACATTTACAACTGAAGATCGTTTAAACGCAGAGACTTTACGGGATATGTTCCGCACCGTTTCAAGAAAAGTTTCTAAGAAAGACTTGTTAAAGTCTAGTCCTAGCAGTACACCCTACATGACTTCTACTGGAATTCAAATAGGGAAGTTTTACCAAAAGCCTAAATACGTAGAAGAGGATAGCGATATGCTGAGACTGCAATCTTATCTTATTGGTGATCCCGCCATGCTTAAACGGCAGTATTGGCTTAATGTTTCCTATAAAGTTGGTTTGTTTTTTGTTTTGTTAATTCTTATATTGGTGAACAAATGATCACGGTACTTATAACTTTGTTTGCCCTTATAGGGATTTTTGTTTCATGTTTCTTTCTATATGTTTTATTTGTTATTTACTGTGAGGATTAAATGAAAAAAGAACCTATCCCCTTTGGTGGTTGGATGCAATATAGTGACGATACTGTTCACGAACTTAAGCACGACCCTGTAAACCACCCCAAGCACTACACCACCCACCCATCGGGGGTAGAGTGCATTCAGATTACCGAACATATGGGGTTCAATCTTGGCAACGCTATGAAATACATATGGCGAGCAGACGAGAAGAACAATGCGGTAGAAGACTTACGCAAGGCGGTTTGGTACGTCCAGCGTGAGATTGCTAAACGCATTAAGTAACGTTTAAACATGGCAACCAAAGATGAAAAAGAACACTTTAGAAAACTCGCAGAATTCGGTTGTGCGCTTTGTTACAAGCTCGGCTACGAAGGGACTCCAGCGGAGATCCATCACATTAGAAGAGGTGGCATACGAAGCAAGTCTCCTGTTATCCCGCTCTGTACAGAACATCATAGAGGAAACTCCAGTATTCACGGATTGGGTCGAAAGCAATTTGAGCGCACCTTTAAAACGACAGAAGAAGACCTCTTGGAAATGGTATCAGCCAAGTTCCCGCCACCAATATTATGAGGAAAGAAAATGAATATCAAACAAGAATTAAAGAAAAACGTTAGATGGATTGCTCTTAAATCAGGCAAAACTAACAAACAAGTTATGGATGATATTAAGAAACTTGAAAAAATGTTTTCTTGGGATAACAAAAAGGTGCAAGGAAAATGAATCAATTACAAGACCAGTATGAAATGAGTCAGAGGAAAGTTGCTGAAAAAATGTTTCTTGGCAAGAATGCCGTTATGAACATTGAGAAACGAGCGCTAGAAAAGATGCGGAAGATTCTTGAAGAGCGTGGTATATCAGCTAAAGATATATTGGGGGACAGATGAACGTAAATGAATTAGCTGATGAATTGGAAACCGCTAGAAATATTAGCGAGATTGCTAGATTGGTAAAGGAAAAAGTTATACCCATGCTACGTCAGCAACAAGCTGAAATAGAAACAATGAAGAACCCTATTATGCAAGCAATATCACAGGCTTTTGACTCAACAAAAGGGCTAACAGACGAAGAGATTAACGCAGAAATGCTTGCATACTTAAACTCAAAAACAATGAGCTTGGAAGACTTTGCCAAAGCCATATTAAGAAAGGCACAACAGAAATGATTGAAACTTTAGTAAAACCACAACCCTTAGACAACGATGTTGCGGTAGTAAAAATTATCCAATTGTTAGGTCAGTTAAGTTTAAACGACATACAATATATTCTGAGAATTATTGCTAAGGTCTATGGAAAGGTATATGAAAATGACGTGGAATCTACGACTAGTACAAATGTCTAATGATGAATGCCTTGATGATTTCTATATGGAGATCAGAGAGGTGTATTACGACCAACTTGGCAAGCCTTTGGGTCATTGCCGAGCCACGTCTGGTGGAGAAAATGTAGAAGACATTAGACAGTATTTAACATGGGCTTTAGAAGCTTTAGATAAACCAGTATTAACTTTTGGAGAAAGCAATGGAAATATCAGTCAAGATAATCAAGGAGAATAAAGATGGTTCAGCCAACGCTGAGGTTAATTTTGATAAAGAAGGACTCGAAGTCCTTGTCCAATGGGGAATCATTGCTATGCTTACCAAGGCAGTTGATGAGTACAAAGTTAGACCCGATGAAGATGACGAAACTCTTATTAAGCGGGCTAGAGCAATTGCCAACGAAAAACCCACCAAAAAGAAGCCTTTGGCGAAAAAGACAAAGAAATGAACAATGAACCAGTAGCGTGGATAGACCCAAAAGAATTGGATATGGATGTATCAACTAGCGTAACAAAGCATAAACAATTTGATACCGATATTCCACTCTACACCCATCCAGCAAAAGAATTAGGATACAACGACATTATGGGGACATGGTGGGAAACAATGCCCAATGCAAAAAGTTGTGAGGGTGTATTTGAATTTGCTAGAGCAATATTAAGAAAGGCACAAGAGAAATGAAATTCTTTGCCATAGTAGGGTTTACCCTATTTTGGATTGCATTCTTTAATCTTGTTGATGTTGGGGTTCAAATGGGAATGAGAGAACCTGTTTATGCTTGTTCTGAAGTTACCAAGCAAGACCCCGCAGACGTGCAGAAGAAGTGTAAAAAATGAGTTCATGGCTCATCATAGTCACAGGTCTAATCTACGCTTATATAGGCTTAGAACAAGCCCTAAAGGGTAATCTAGCTATGGCGGTGGTGTATAGCGGGTATGCGTTTTCAAACGTAGGGCTTTACATCATGGCAAAGTAGTGTAAAATGGTGCATCGCAACATAACTTATGGAGAAAACCATGTTTAAAATTGAAGACCAATACAAGCAGTATGAGCAATTAGTAGAGCGCACCAAGCAAGTCTATGATTTTTGGCTTAATGCTGTAACTTCTACTTTAGAAGATTTGTACAAACCTAGAAAGAAATAAGCTATATTCTTTCTACAGAAAGGGGCTTATGCCCCTTTTTTGTTTCTCAAAGTGTACAAAATGTGTAATTAACTACACATTTAAATGAGCAGATGTCCTATGTTTGCATGAATTTTTATTGAAATTTCATGCACTTATACCAATGTATAACGCTGTATATCATAAGAAAAAGTTTCCCGAACGGGAAGAATTGATGAAAAAGTAGGCAAAAATAGGAAAATATTCCCGAACGGGCAATTTTGTAAGAAAAAGTTAATGACTCATAAATGTTACTTTACAATTAGCCGCCAAAACTTTACAAAATATGTCTAAAAAAAACCAAAAAGTATACACATAGGTAGCAATATGTATAGTAAATTGGTACTTATAGGTTACAACTCCAGCGGATCAAAGCCTAGCTCATCGCTGATAACCTTGGTTCTTCTACGGAACTCCGCATCGTGATGAGACCATTTGGGGGTCTTCCAGCGACTCATATGAACGCATTCATGGATTAGTACACGGATAACTGTTGATAAATGTCCGCATTTCTTGTCTGAGATAGTAATGATGTGCTCGTAGTCTTCCCCATCATCATACAGATAAGTGCCCATAGTCTCAGGATCTGAGTCCACTACAAACTTGATCTGCTCAGGCAACGGCATATCCCACTTCTGAAATGGCTTCATGCAGTAGATTGCTGAATACAGATTACGAAGGATTGATGGGGTAAGCTTCATGTTTAAACCTTGTTGATGCAGCCACGGAACTCAAATTCATCTTCACCACAAACTTGGATTAGCTCTGGAAGCATTAGTCTGCCACGTTCAAACGATAGCAAAGCAAAGCCTGACCGCCAATCTTTTGGTCCGTCTTCTGTGTAATGCACGAACTGCTCTGCATTTGGATCTGCTAATGTTCCAGTCTGAATACCATATCTGGTTCCATTATAGTCACTAAGCGGATGCACGGTGAGCTGGTGCGTGTGCCCAGTTACGATATTGACCCCAGCGTTTAAACTGTTTGAACGACCAGCAGACCAACCGCCTTTCCAACGATGCTTAACGCAAGTGTCCTCGTTTATCCAGTATGACCAACATGGTTTCCAATGCGGGAAATGGTCTTTAAGGGTAAACCCTGATACTCCCTCATATTGGGGAACTTGGGCGGCTAAAAAAGTTTCAAAGCGAGCATCATGGTTACCCAACGTCCATATAAGTTCAGCGCCTATAGAGGCATTTTGGATGTTTGCCATGAAGTCTTGACAGGCTTCTAGCTCTTCTTTGACTGAAGGACTATGAGTCCAGCCAATCCTTGGATGTCTGCTATTTTGGCTACCATCAAAAATATCCCCATTAGCGATGACCACTTTAGGGCGGAATTCTTTAATGATTAGGAGAAGAGCTTTGTAGGCGGTGGTGTATTGGTCGGGCCAGAAATGAGCATCTGAGAATACTACAACTCTGCCTTTTTCCATCTCTATACCACGTCTAGCATTACCTACAACGTGTTCTAGTTTTTTAAGCGGGGAAAGCCTATTGTCGTCTAGGGTTGGTAGTTCAATCTTTAATCTAGTTTCAATAGACCGTCTTCTGTTATATACAGAGCGGACATCCATTCCATGCTCTGCCGCAAATTTCTGCGGACTACCTATTTTTAACCACGACTCTATAAACTGGTCGTCCGTAAGGAAATATTTTGCCACAAGAAGCCTCCGTAAATTGTTGAATTACAACAATAAATCATATACAACTTTTATGACAATTGCGAATTGTTTATCGTATACCTAGGGTATTTGCTAACTTGACACCCTGTTCAGCAACACGATTATATTGAGCGGTCAACTTATTAACCATTTCTCTGCGCTCATCAGGCGGTATATTCTGGTTATTGTTGGTAGCTTCAATAGCTTTGCGAATAGAAGTCATAGATGTAGCCACTCTACGTAAAGCGGGAGCAGATGCCATAAGCTTGCGTTTGTTTTCATCTTGCATAAGTTCTACTGCTTCTTTGCCTAGCCCAGTTTTAGTCATAGTGCTAAACTCTTGAGCCACTTGGTTGGCGGTCTGTTCTATTTGATAGAAATCGGCAACGGCTTTATTAGAGTTTGGATCAGTTAGGAATGACTTGAAGAATGGTTGTTTAGCCAAGTTCTTAGAGGTAGGCTCTTTACCTTGTACTGTGGTAATTAAGCTATCAGCCAAAGAGAATGAGAATGTACCAGCCTCTGCCATGTACCCTTGCACTAAAGCATCAATCTTGGCGGGGGATAGACCTATTGCACTTAAACCAGACTGACTAAGGAACTTAGCGGTTTCGCTTGCATTTCTGCCACGCATCTCAACTGGCAGTCTGCTTTCGCCAATACTTTCAATTGGGTTGCCAGTAAAGAATGAGTAGTTAGTAATGACTTCCAAGGCGGGTTTAACTGCTTGTGGTACAGGAACTCCACCAGTAGGCAAGTTATGCAAGAAGCCATCGTAGTAAGATTTAACCATCTCTTTGCCTGTTGAATTGCCATACAAGCCACGAATAGCCACCTCTGGCAATGTCTTAAACAGGAATCCAACCTCATACGGCACGGCTACTTTAATAAAGCCTTCGCCTAACGGATTCTTAATCAGCCAGTTGTTGTCTTTAATATAGTCAGGTAACTTCTTGTACTCGTCATCGTCTTGCATCAACATAGCGTAAGCAATGCTGCTGCCGAACATTAACGCAGCACGTTGTTTAAACAGCTTCTGTGCAGCGGCTTTTTCTGCTGGTGGCAAGTTGTATCCTGTAGCCGCACGGTAAACGGTATCCAAAGAAGTAATGGACGCAGATAGGAACGGAATCATCTGACGTAGAGCGTTTAAACTCTTTGAGTTGCCATGAATCATAAAGTTGATGGACTCACGAGCTTTCATAACTGCAAAGTTAGTTGCTTCGTCCTCGGTCATCCCCTTCTTCATGCCAGCTTCTTTTTCTTTTTTGAAAATAGCTACACGAGTTGCCGCATCAGATGCTTCATGAATCTGCATTAACTTGTGGAAGAGCTTGTTTAAATTGCCTTTAGGCAGCTGTTCTTTGCCAGTTTGCTCAAGATATGAATGTAAGTCTACGGTGCTATCGTACTGTCCAATAACTCCACGTTCAGCCAAGATACGAGCCTCTGGCGAATTATTTGCAAGGACATTGATAAACTCTTTGGCAGAATGGAATGGGGTTGTGATACCGCTATTAGCCACCAAAGCCGCATGGATTGGATCACGAATAAGCTGACGTATCCAGAACATTGGGTTGATCAAGGCACCCGCACGGAGGACGTTAGTAGCCCCACCAAAGAACTTAAGCAACGGGCTTAACTCATAATGTTGCGATTCAAAAGCGGCTAAGTCTACAGGGTTATCCACTATGACATGAACCACACCCTTGTTATCTGCCAATGGGTTGGTTGGATCTTTGTAGCGTAGATTGATGCCTTCAGTTAAAGGTGCGCCAACTGTCTTGCCGTTCTTGATTCTTGAGGGAATACTAGCTGCACCAGCTTCAATCAACTGTTCTACTGCAACCTTACGCACTTGATTCTGATACGCACCAGCCAGCATGGATGCGTATTGCTTGTCGATGTTTTCCCAAATGTTACGTTCTAAATCAGAAGAACCTTTGAGCTTATGGATCTTAGGAGTAGACTTTAAACCAGCGGCAGTATAGCCTAATTGGTTTTCCATCATCTCTTCTAAGTCTGCGTTAGAAGCCGCTAGAGATACGTAGTACTTCTTAGAACGGTATTCATCAGCTTGTTTCTTGTCTAAAAGACCTACCTCTTCCCATAGATTTAACAAGCCAGTATTAACGTTCTTCCAAATATCAAAGATCTGCTCTAACTCAGGTACATTTCTGAGTTGTTGCTCTGCCCATTTAATTTGCTCAGGCTTGATCTGTTTTTCTCTGTTTACGTGTTTCTTAACATTTTTTTGTGTTTTATTAAATGCGGCATCTTCTGCCATGATTTCTTTACCACGAAGGGCACGAGCCACTTCAGCAACATAGCCTCTACCGCTTAAACCAGAGTCGGTAACGTACTGGTTGTTGTTTAAACGATCTGCTATTGCCTGGCTGTTAGCCAGGTTGTTTACGTCATCACGTTGGATGATGACAGATCCATCAGAATTGATGATGGGAATTCCAGTTTGCAATCCGTTGCGGATGATGTTGATGGTCTGAGCTTTGCCTCTAGCCAACAAATCAGCACGTAGAACACCACTCGCATCGTAGATTGGAGTATCTTTTAAGCTTCTTGCTAATCCCGAATTGGGATCAATAAACGCTATACGAGTCTTTATGCGCTCTTCTGGGTCTTTAAAGAACTTCATTACGTTAGTAATGGTGTCGGTTAAACGCTTGCCAGCAGTTTCATTTGGTACAAGTGTTGTAAACGTGCCTTGTGGAGGAGCGTTAACTAAAGATAGCTTCTTCTTAACACCTAACGTACCAGCTTTGCGTGGCAAGTTCTCAGCTTGTTTTTCAATTTCATCTGGGCTGATAACCTTGGCTGCTTGTTTAAACGCTTTAGGTACTTCGGACTGGACAATGTCGCCCTCTTCTGTAGCACGTACAGAGATACCTTTAGCTTTTAATCCTGTCTCTTCTACTGGTGGCTGGATGTTTCTACCACTCCACTTAGGATTTCCATATCTACGTTGTACGTTTGGATTACTGTACATCGTAGTGACACCGTAGAAACCGTTCATTGGAGTTACAACCATTGCATCATCGGTCTGTGCGTCATATAAAATGAATTGTTTACCATCGGCATACACACGGTTAAAGCGTTTAGACAGGCTCTCAATGTGAAGGATAGTGTCTTCTAGGGCTTCTTTGGTAACCGCTACTGGGCGGTGAGCAACGTCAGTCAAGGCACGTTCTAGGATGTGTTTAGCACCGTAGGCTTTGCCCTTTTCATTTCCTCTAGTTCCAATTTGGAGGCGGATAGGACGCTTAGGGAATGGCGAGTTAGTAGGCATAAACCCTAGGTTACCTAGCGCATTAGGGTTTTTGTCAGATGTAAGGAACGTATCAGGCTCTAAACTGTTTAAAGCAAGAGAGAAACGAATATCTTTAGATTCTGTAGGCGCTTGATTGGTAAACGATTTAATTTGATTTGGATTGTAAACTGCAAGGTTTTTATGTCCACCTTCTTGAACATAAAAAGCATCAAATCCAGCACGTTTAACTAAA